ATCAGTCCTGCCTTCCACTTCGCTGTAGGGATCGATCTCGTTTTCGAGATCATAGTCAATGGGATTGTCTTCGGCCTGTATCTCTTCTTCTGTGAGATCTCTGTCTGCTATGGCGTTGTAGGGATCTATTTCTTCTTCTAGATCATAATCCACAGGGTTATCTTCTGCTTGTATCTCTTCTTCGGTGAGATCTCTGTCTGCTATGGCGTTGTAGGGATCGATCTCTTCTTCTAGATCATAATCCACAGGGTTGTCTTCGGCCTGTATCTCTTCTTCAGTGAGATCACGCCCTAGCACGTCTTCGTAGGGATCAACTTCTACTTCGTTGGCTCTATCCAGTATGTCCGGATCCAAGGGTTCATCCACATCACCGTAGCCGGGTCCAGGATCTTGATCTAGATCTTCGCCACCGTCTATGTCTGCAGCAGATAACACAAAATCATCCTGTGGTGTGATCTCTGGATCGGCGGCTTCTTCTTCCTCAGTGAGTTCCGTGGAGGCCTCAGTTTCAATGTCGGCATCAGATACGAACTCTTCCAGAGGTTCCACTACCTCTGGATCGGCGGCTTCTTCTTCTGGCGTAAGTTCAGTATCAGCTTGAGTTTCTATTTCAGCCAAGGGTACCACTTCTGGTGCCTGAGCTGCTTCTGCCACTGCCACGTCAGGATCAGCAGCAGGATCAACATTTTCGGCCGCCACTTCCACTGTGTCCAGGCTGGGCACAGGGTCGGCCACAGGATCAACAAAGGTATCAACCTGGGGATCTTCGCCGGCTGGGACCACAGTGGGATCTGTTTCGGCCACGGCCTGCTCGGCAGCTATCAACTCGGCATCAGCGGCTGCAGTGATCTGGGCCTGTTCTTCCAAGGCAGCGATCTGTGTGTCGCTGAGAGGTATGCCTGCGGCGGTCTGTTCTTTAGCTGCGATGAGATCTTCGCGTAATTTCTGGTTTTCGGCGATGGCCTTTTGTTCGGCTTCCGAGGCAACCTGTTTGCTTGTTTGTATACTTTGTTCTTCACTGATAATCTCGCCATTGGCATCAACCACCAATCTTTCTGTTACGCCGCCGCCTTGGGCGACATCAATTATGCCCACAGGTTGGCCACCCACGGTTTCGATCGTCGTTAACCTGGCGGGTCCTGTATCATAACTTACCGTGGTGCTGATGGGTTCACCATCTTTGGTTATGGTGGAAGTGGTCAGCGGTCCATTGGTATAATTAGTGAGCTGTACGCCGTCGGTGGTAGTGGTCACAGAGAACCCGTCGATGGTGGGCGTAGTGTAAGATGTTTCTTGGCCAGCTGCATCATAGCGGAAGGTTCCGTCAGCACCAGAAATCTCATAACTGCCGTCTCGGTTGATGGTTTCTCTGCGGCCGTCACCAAGGTCGACCACTACCGATCCTCGATCATTGATGCCTTCGGGGTTGCTAGCTGCGGCCTGGATCCAGCGATTTTCTTGCTGAGCCTGTTCCGCACGGAAAGCCGCGTCGGGTGGCGGTGGTGGTCGTTGGAAGGTACCCGCACCCTCAGTTGATGGTGGAGGTATCTGTGGATCTTCCGTGGGATATGAAGGTGCGGATTCGATGCCAGCAGCCGGAGTACCCGAAGTCAATCCACCTGCCGTGAGACCTTTCACAGGTTCGCTGACTATGGGACCCGTGGGCTGCCCTAGGCCCGGTATGGTGGTGTTCAAGGTACCGATAACCTGGCCATCTGTGCCCTGCTGTTGTGGCACGCCCACGCCTACAGTGCCCGGAGCCGTGGTAGGAGGCGGTGCTGACAGCTCTTCTCTCAGTGCTTGTTGGCTGGTGGGTGCATTGGTATAGAGATCCTGCTGTTCTTGGGCATAACGAGCAGCATAAGCATCTTTGTTGCCACCGGCAGCAGCATCAGCACCGGTGCGGATGTTTGTGAGTTCTTGGCGGAATTCTGGGCTGACATTGGTGCCTGTTTCAAAGTTGGCATCAGCATCGGCCAGTTTGTTAACGGCCTGTTCCTTGGCCCGTGCAGCGGCGTACTGCTCGTAGGAGCCGTCAGCCGGTGTGCTGGCCTGGCCGTTGGTGGTCAAGGCATCGTATTCTGCTTGGCTTACTTCGCGTAGTTCACCGTTGACATTGATCTGGGGCATGGGGAGTCAGCATCCTATGTGATATTTATGGGCTATAAAAACGGCTAAGTTTATCATATTGAGGTTGACAACCGTGGCGTTTGTGCTACAATAAATACATTCTAGGAGAATCATGTTGTCAACTACACTGCCGTTGAAGCCTCCCCCCAAAGTCAACTATCTCAACAACCGAGATCTTTTAAAAGAAATACACCTCAGCAAGAACACCTACTGTAGTTTCCGAGACCCTGTCACGGATCATCAGTACGACATAATCTTGCCCTCAGTGAGCAAAATCAACCAAAGAACCATAGCCGAAGCCCGCAGGAATCGTGCGGCCCGGCTCACCAAGGAAACCGGCACCGAAGTCAACGAAAAGAAGATCCCCTGCACGGATCTGGTGTTCCGGGTGATGACCTGGGAACACATACCCATGGCCGCTAAAAAAGTACCCAAGGCCGTGGCCAAGAAAAAGAAAAGCATCGAAGACATCCTGGGCTTTGAGGAACTGCCGCCCGAGGATCCCTTGGCAGATCTCGTGGACGAACCCATCCTGGATCCGGTGCATGTGCGTGTGAATTTCCCCCCGTTTTTCCACTATCGTGTGACAGATCATCGCGTGCCGTATCTGGTGGGCCGCAGCCACTGGTCTGGCGACGTGGATGCCGGGTCGTATAGCCGAGATCACGGCACCATGACCCGTAAACTGGCCATGATGTTCATGAAACTTTGCGAACGCTATGCCACCCGATCAAACTGGCGTGGGTATACCTACAACGAAGAGATGCGTGGCCAGGCCCTGTTACAATTGAGCCAGATAGGCCTGCAGTTCGACGAATCCAAGTCCAGCAATCCTTTCGCCTACTACACAGCGGCCATAACCAATTCATTCACTAGAGTGCTCAACATCGAAAAGAAAAATCAAAACATCCGAGATGACATCCTGGAGATGAATGGTTTGAATCCGTCCTGGACCCGGCAGTATTCGCAAGCCGGAACCACGGCCACTACCTCGGTGGTTGCTATCTCTTCGGAAGACTAGTATACTCGTTCAATGACCAACTTGTTCCGCAAGACAGCGGTATTTACTGACATCCACTTTGGATTGAAATCCAACAGTGCCCTGCATAATCAGGACTGTGAGCGATTTGTTGATTGGTTCATCGCCACTGCCCGAGAGAAGGGCTGCGAAACCGGTATGTTCCTGGGCGATTGGAGCCATCACCGAGCGTCGATCAACATGCAGACCTTGCAGTACAGTCTGCGTGCCTTGGAAAAACTCTCAGCGGCGTTCGAACGATTCTATTTCATTCCGGGCAACCATGATCTCTATTACAGAGATAAACGTGACATCTACTCAACAGAATGGGCCCGGCACATACCTAACATCATCATTGTCAACGACTGGTTCCAACAAGATGATGTGGTCATAGCTCCATGGCTGGTAGGTGATGATCATAAACGCATACAAAAGATGAGTGCCAAGTACATGTTTGGGCACTTTGAGCTGCCGCACTTCAAGATGAACGCCATGGTAGAGATGCCTGATCATGGTGAGATTTCTGTGGAACACTTCGGTCACTATGATCAAGTGTTTTCCGGCCACTTCCATTTACGGCAGAACAAACGCAATATCAACTATATCGGCAATGCATTCCCGCACAACTTCGCCGATGCGGGTGATGCCAATCGTGGCTGCATGATCCTGGAGTGGGGCAAGGATCCTGAATATTTGGCCTGTCCCGACCAGCCCTTGTACAATGTGTGGGATCTTAGCCATGTTATAGATCATGCCGACGAGATACTGCGACCCAACCAGCATGTGCGTGTGCAACTAGACATAGAGATATCCTACGAAGAAGCCAACTACATCAAGGAAAACTTCATAGGCAAATATGGCCTGCGTGAAATGGCCCTCATGCCCAACAAACGCACGGCTCTGGAAGAAGATCTCTCACCCGGCGACGTGCGATTTGAATCTGTGGATCAGATAGTCACTGATCAGATCATCAAGATCGAGTCGGAGTTTTACGATCCCAAACTGCTACTACAGATATATCAGGCCCTATGATCAACATACGAGATCTCACAGTAAAAAACTTCATGTCGGTAGGCAATGCCACGCAAGCCATCAACTTTGATCGCAGAGATCTCACTCTGGTATTGGGAGAGAACCTAGATCTTGGTGGTGATGGTTCTAGAAATGGCACAGGTAAAACAACCATAATCAATGCCTTGAGTTATGCTCTCTACGGTCAGGCCTTAACCAATATCCGCCGTGACAATCTCGTGAACAAGACCAATGGCAAGAACATGTTGGTCAGTCTCGACTTCTCTATCGGCGGTCTCGATTATCGCGTGGAACGCGGCCGCAAGCCCAATGTGCTAAAGTTTTATGTCAACGCTGAAGAACAGGCCGCTGATGACAATGCACAAGGCGACAGCCGAGAAACACAGCAGGCCATAGAATCAGTGCTGGGTATGACACACGACATGTTCCGGCATGTGTTGGCCCTTAATACCTATACCGAACCATTCTTGAGCCTCAAGGCCACGGATCAACGGATCATCATCGAACAGTTATTAGGCATTACTTTACTCAGTGAGCGTGCGGAACGCATCAAAGAACTCAATCGCGTGACCAAAGAAAGCATCACCCAGGAAGAGATGCGGATACGTGCGGTACAAGAAGCCAATCGTCGCATAGAAGAACAGATTGAAAGTCTAAAAAAACGCCAGACTTTGTGGTTGGCTAAACAGCGAGATGACTGCGACAAGTTGCAGCAGGCCATCGCGGCCTTGGAGCACATCAACATCGACGCAGAGATACAGGCACATCGAGATCTTGATGCCTATCATGCCCGCAAGAAAACCATCGACGAGCATAATCGATACATCCGGCAGATTGACACCGAACAGGCCAAGATCGCCAAGGAGCAGGACAAGATCAAGAAAGAACTAGCAGCCTTGGATGATCATCAGTGCTATGCTTGTGGCCAAAACATACACGATGCCAAGCAGGACGAAATACGGAAAAACAAACAGGCTGCCTTGCAAGAGATCGCACTGCAATATCTTACCAACGACACACAGCGGACAGAGCATGTAAACGAATTAGATGATCTTGGTGAACTGGGCACAGCACCTACAGTGTTCTATGACGACTTAGAACAGGCCCTGGGTCACAAGAACAGTGTGGATGGCCTACGCCGGGATCTCGAACACAGGTCCGCTGAAACTGACACCTACGGTGAACAGATCACTGACATGCAAGGTCAAGCTCTGCAGACTGTGAGTTACGATGAGTTAAACGAACTTACCCGGTTACAGGAACATCAAGACTTTTTGCTGAAGTTGCTGACCAACAAAGATTCGTTCATACGCAAAAAGATCATCGAACAGAACTTGTCCTATCTCAACAATCGTCTCACTCACTATCTGGATCGCATCGGTCTGCCGCATCAGGTCATATTTCAGAACGATCTCACAGTGGAGATCACGGAACTGGGTCGTGATCTGGACTTTGATAACCTGAGTCGTGGCGAACGCAACAGATTGATCTTGAGTATGAGTTGGGCCTTCCGTGACGTGTGGGAAAGCCTGTATCATCCCATCAATGTGTTATTCATTGACGAGTTGGTAGATTCTGGTATGGACACCCAGGGCGTAGAGAACAGCCTGGCCCTGTTGAAAAAGATGAGCCGAGAACGACACAAAAGTATCTGGCTTGTGAGCCATAGAGACGAATTGGCCGGCAGGGTGGAAAACATCCTTCGAGTGGTCAAGGAAAACGGATTTACTTCCTACAATACCGATGTCGATGTCGCGTGAAATACGTGTTTTGCACTTGGAATCCACAGATGTGTGTCAGGCTGCCTGTGCTTTATGTGCTCGTGAAACTGACAAAAAATTTGACAAATCGCTGAAACATCATCTCACTATTGATCAGATACTCAATCATATTGATCACGCATGCATCCAGAAACTTGGCAAAATGTTCATGTGTGGCAACTATGGTGATCCTGCAGCCGGTCGACATACTTTGGAAATCTATCGTTACTTCCGTAAAATCAATCCCGAGATTGTTCTTGGCATGAATACCAATGGTGCTATTCAAAATACAGCATGGTGGCAATGCCTAGGTGAAATATTTCATCGCCAACTCGACTATGTGGTGTTTAGTATTGATGGACTTGAAGATACCAATCACATGTATCGACGCGGTGTTGATTGGAACAAGTTGATGGAAAATGCTAAATCTTACATCCGCACCGGTGCGTCTGCCCACTGGGACATGTTGGTTTATCAGCACAACGAGCATCAAGTCGATGCCTGCCAGAACCTGGCACGTGATATGGGTTTTTCCTGGTTCAGAGCCAAGGTCAGCAAACGCGGATTGACAAATGGCTTGTCCTATCCCCTGGAATGGACAAAGCCGCAGGATAAATTGGGTCAGATAGACTGTCATGCTTTACGCGAAAAAAGCCTATACATAGATGCTCGAGGCAGATTGCATCCTTGCTGTTGGTTAGGGCATCAAGATCCAGTGAACTTCGAGATGGTACAAAAATCTTGGTCTACCGCTCACCCAGAACCCATATGCCAACGCACCTGCTCATTCCAAGTATCTGGCACCAATTTTACCAATCAATGGCAACGAAATGTTGAGTTGAAATAATGTACAAGATAACTACATGATCAATGACATGGCTTTATGAATCACAACCCGTTGCAGATATACCCGAAGAATATGCTGGTTTTGTTTATGTAATAACAAACAAACTTACTGGCAGGCAGTACATTGGAAAAAAACTCAGTAAATTCAAAAAGACAACTTATAAAACAGAGAAACTCAAAAACGGCAAGAAACGACGCAAGAAGATACGCGGCACTATAGATTCAGATTGGCAAACTTATTATGGTAGTTCTCCGGAGTTATCTCGAGATGTTGAACTGCTAGGCACAGAACATTTCACACGTGAAATATTATATTACTGCCGGAGCAAGGCTGAATGCAGTTATATAGAGGCTCGCGAACAGTTCTCCCGCAAGGTACTTGAATCAGACGCATACTACAATGGTCACATACAGGTTCGGGTACATGGATCACACATCAAAGGCAAACTAGGTATCAACGGCTAGCACAGGCCAACATCGTGTGCTCTAGATCTGGAACTTGGTTCACAGAGACGGAAGCCTCGCCGTACCAGCGAGCACTCAACCACTACCCGAGAGGATGACGACGTCTCTAAGACCTGACGTTTGGTTGTTGGCAAAGGATTCAAAGGCAAAAAGAGGAGAGCAAAACTCCAGGCACTTGATGTGTGATAGCGTACAGATCTAGTGTTGCCGTTGTGATAAGACGGAATGAGTGGGTACCGGACAACCGCCTACGCTGTTGATTATATTAGATTATAGTCAATTATAGTTCTAACGCTATGTGACTGTGATGCACTCGGATGATGCACACGTTTTCCTTAGCCCGATTCTGGGCTAAGTGTGACCACAGCATCTGGATGATACTAAAGAACTCACTTCGTTCGTTTAAACAAGATTCATGAGCGGAGCGAAATGAATAGAACTGCGTAGCAGTTCTCTAGCCCATGTCTCACGATGATCGTTAACTTAAAATGTCATAGTTAGATCTCAAGGCAATATTGATTTTTTTGGTATTGCTATTGCCATGCTGGAGATGATCCTGCCAAGATTTTTTGTTCATGCTCAGATTAGCCGCCACTTCTGCAGGCAAATTGTACCCCAACTCCAGTGCTATTCTCGTTAACTCGCTCCAACGACGATATCTCTCATTGATAGTGAGATGGGGATTGGTGGCCACAGTCCATTGTTGTGATTGATCAACATGTCCAGTGTGCTCAATACCCAAATCTTCCATCATTTGATATATCGGGGTATTGGGCAAAACACTAGCTGGTCTAGACAATTGCAATCCAAAGGCTGTGTTGTTTATGATGTACTTCTGATATTTTGATAACATCTCTATACTGTCTTGGAAATCCTGCTCGGTCTCCGTGGGATATCCTACTATCATCAGCATCCAATTTTGTATTTGATATTTTTCACACATTTCGAAATGATAATCTATGTCAGCATTGCTGAATTTTTTACCCATGTGGTTTCTCACTGATTCGCTGCCACTTTCTATGCCCACGTGTATATGATTGCAGCCGGTATCTTTCATCATCTGAAACATTTTTTCTGGATGAGATCCTTTTGGTCTGATAATAAAGGCTCCAGAATATTTTATACTGGACAATTCCGGCCATTTCATTGACAACTCTATGAGATGGGTTTGTAAATCATTGAACTGTTTTAAACTGCCGTTTATCAAACTATCGGTAAACCAATAATTCAAAGCCCCGGTATCCTGCCAGTGTTTGAGTATTTCGTTGGCAAGATCCTTGCCGCTGCGGAAACGATATTTTTTCCAATAATGGCCTACATCACAGAAAGTACACCGTCTTACGCAACCTCGACTTCCGGTAATACTCAATACCGGGGTTTGATTGGGGCTGTAATAATCTCTTATGGCAATGTTTTTGTAACTGGGCAGCGAAAGATCAGACAAATCTTCTAGCTGAGGATGCCAAGTTTCTGGACCATTTGCAGTGTTTAGGCCAACATCATCGCGATAGCCTTGCAAAAAACGGCGAAAAATAATATCACCTTCACCAAATGCATAAAAATCCAGCAGATTGTTCATGGCCAGGTATCTTCCAAAACTCGTGCTTTGATCTTGATCGAGATAACGTGGAACACTGATGCCAGGACCACCAGCGATAATCGTGGCATCACAACAGGATCTTAATCGTTGTAAAAAACGCAACGCCCATTGTTGATTCAAATACGTCAGCACGTGCAAAGCCACACAATCTGGTGCGTAGGCGGTTATTTTTTCTATGATCAGGTCAAGATACTGATTTACTTTGTCTTCTAAATCTTTGGGCAAGCGACTGAGATCATAGGCAGCATGTGAATAAACTGAATGCCATGTTTGCTCATTTGCAAATTTCAAGAACTCAAGATTGAGATCTAAAATTTTGTGATCTATATCTTGTTGTTCACAGACGCCAGCCATAAACGCCAATCCTGCTGGAGGTCGGGTAAATTGGCTTTGGGCACTATTGACTAGATAAACTTTTTGGAATCGTTGAGGCATTTTTGATTGTTTGTTCAAATTCTTCCAGTTCTTGAATCAGTGACGCACGAGATT